TGGATCTGGCGTTCGGCACGCTGGCCGGCGAGTTTGTGCGCACGAAGGTTGTGCCCGAAATCGACGCGTACACCTTTGCGCAGCTTTCCGCGAATGCCGGCAATTCCGCGAACGCGGATATCACGGTCGGGACGACCGACGTTCCGAACCTGATTGACAGCGGCACGAAGACGATGAACGAGAAAGAGGTTCCGGAAGAGGGCCGCATCCTGTTCATCAGCGAAACCGCGTACCAGGGAATGCGCGAGAAGATCACCCGCTACACCGAGAACGGCGAGAGGGCGATTTACAACGGCATTGAAGCCTATAACGGAATGCGCGTCATCCGCGTTCCGCAGACCCGGTTCTATACCGCGATCACCCAGTACGACGGCACGACCGCCGGACAGACCGCGGGCGGGTACATCGGAACCGCGTCTACCGGATACAACGTCAACTTCCTAATCGTGCATCCGAGCGCGGTGCTGAAGGTGATGAAGCATGTGCTTCCGCGCATCTTCAATCCGGACGTGAACCAGGACGCGGACGCCTGGAAGTTCGACTACCGCGTGTACTTCGACGTATTCGCGTATGCGAACAAGACGGACGGCATTTACCTGCATCGCGCGGCGACCGCGCTCTCCTGACGCGGTGGCGGTGATTGAAACGCCGCAGGGACGGATTATCGGGCTGATTGTCGATACGGACCGTCAGCCCGAACCGAAGAGCGAACCGGAACAGGCGCAGCCGAAACCCGCTCCGGTAAAGCGGCAGACACGGACGGCAAAGAAGTAAGACAAGGGAGATATGTGGCATGAGCATGACGCTTCAGGAGAAACTTGAGATGGTGAAGGCGATCCTCCGGATTGACGACACCACGCTTGACACGCTTCTGACCACTTATCTCAACATGGCGAAGCGCGAAATCCTGGCGTGGCGGTACAGCAACGCGAATCCGGAGAACGTCCCTGACGATGTGCCGGCGGAATACGAGATGACGCAGGTTCAGGCGGTGATCAACGGATACACGCTGAGCGGCAACGAGGGGGAAGTGGTGCATATCGAAAACGGCACGCACTTTCACTTCAACCATACCGACATGCTGGCTTACATCCGCGAAAACGTGATCCCGGTCGCCGGGGTGCTGCGCAGCGCGGTTCCCTCCCAGCCGGATCATCCGGAAACGGATACGGAAACGGATACGGATACGTCCGGGGAAGCGGGTGACGGAACGTGACGCGCCTGAACAACCGGATCAAGCAGCCGTTCTGGTACGCGCTGTACGCCGGGACCGGTGTCAAGACGGACGCGGACGGCAACGAAAGCGGAGAGTACGCGGTTTACGCCAATCCGGTCAGGGAATACGGCAACGTATACGTGGCGCACGGACTGGCCTATCACCGTGAGTACGGCATCGACGACGAATACACGCAGAATATCATGGTGGAAGACCGGGACACGCCGATTGACGAAAGCACCGTGGTCTGGCTGGACGTCACGCCGGAACTGGACGCGGAAGGCGCGCTTGCGAAGGACGAAAGCGGGAACATCGTCACGCCGTATAACGCGATTGTGCGAAGGGTGTCCCGCGGACTGCCGGAATACGGGGTTGCGATCATCCACCTTGAGAGGGTGACGACGCGTTGAGCAGGACGATTCGCGTGGACGTGCTTAGCCCGGCAAGCGTTGACGGGGCGGTAACCGAACTGCGCAAATACCGGGAATGGGTGAAGCGCAAGGCGGAGGAACTGCAAAACCGCGCGGCGGAGTTTCTCAAAATCGCGGCGCAAAGCGGGTTTGATACCGGCATTGCGGATACGTGGATCGGCGAAGCCAACATACCCGGAAGCGTGCAGGTGGAGACAGAACCGAACGGCAACGTGACGCTGGTCGTGGCCTACGGTGAAGACGCGGTATTCATGGAGTTCGGCGCGGGCGTTTACTACAATACGCCGGTCGGGACATCCCCGAACCCGCTCGCATCGCAAAACAGCCTTCCGTTTACCATCGGCAGTTACAGCGCGTTCAGGCCGAACAAGACCGTATGGAGGTTCTTCGATGAAGGCGGGAAAAAGCACATCTCGCGCGGCACGCCGGCTTCCATGCCGATGTACAACGCGACACGGCTTCTGATTGACAATATCGCGGACATTGCAAGGGAGGTATTCAGTACATGATCGACATCGAATCCGAACTGTTTACCCTCATTGCGGAAACGGTGCGCGGCGCGTATCCGGACGCGTTTGTTTCGCAGGAATACGTGGCGCGGCCGGCGCGCTTTCCGGCGGTGAGCATCCGGGAAAGCTCGAATACCGCGAACCGCTCGACACAGACGTCTTCACAGACGGAGAACCACGCGGACGTCATGTACGAAGTCAACGTTTACAGCAACAGGGCGGAAGGCAAGAAAGCCGAGTGCAAGGCCATAATCGCCCTGATCGACGAACAATTCGGGTTTTACGGGTTTACGCGCAGCTTCCTGAACGCGATCCCGAACCTGAACGAAGCGACAGTCTACCGCATGACCGCAAGGTATACGGCGACGGTCAGCGCAGACAAGACGATTTACAGGAGGTAAGGAGCTATGTCTCAGGCGATTTCTACCTTCCAGGCCAACCTGATGAAGGGGACGGGAACCAGCACGGTGACCTGGAGCCGTCTGGTTGAAATCAAGGATTTCCCGGATCTGGCGGCAGCGCCGGAAGCGCTGGAGAAGACGACGACCGCGGACCCGCAGAGGACGTTTATCGAAGGCATTCTGAACAACGAACAGAAGTCCTTTACCTGCAATTACAACGAGACCGATTTCGCGGCCATCGAAGCGCTGAAGGGCGAGGAACAGAACGTGGCCATCTGGTTCGGCGCGAGCGTGTCCAACGGCGTGTACACGCCGGACGGAAGCGCGGGCAAGTTTGCCGGCAAGGGCTACATCTCCGTTTTCGTGAACGGCGGCGGCATCAACGAAGTCGTGAACATGACGGTTTCCCTTACGATGACGCAGGGATTTGAGCGCGTGACTTCCTGACGGGCTATCGCTCGACACGGTGAAGAAGCGGGCCGCATGCATCCCGCACGGGCAATGATGCGGCCTTTCCGGATTTGACAAGGAGGACAACATGGAAAACGCGGTAAACCAGATCAACTTTGAGTTTAACGGCAAGAAATACTGCCTTGAATATACGCGGGAAACCGTGAAAGTGATGGAAGCAGGCGGGTTTACGACCAACGATATCGCGCAGAAACCGGCGACGCGCATTGAACAGCTTTGGGCGGGCGCGTTTCTGGCGAACCATCGCAATGTGAGCAACAAAGTGATCGAAGAGTTGTACATGAAGATGAAAGACAAGGAACTGCTTTTGCAGAAACTTACGGAGATGTACAACAATACGCTGAATTACCTGCTTCCCGACAAGGAAAACGACGAACTGGGAAACGTGGAATGGACGGCGAGCCTGTAGAGGGCGGACCGTCATTATTCGGGGTACAGGACGAACAAGGGATACGCAGGACGTTTACCGAACTGTTTGCCGAAGCGTTTCCGTTTTACCTGTCCATCGGCATGAGCAGCGAAGAGTTCTGGCGCGGGAATCCGTATCTGGCCCGGGCGTTTCGCAAGGCGTGGGAACTGAAGCGCCGGGAGCGCAACCGCGAATTGTGGTATCAGGGGGCCTACTTCTACGACGCGCTTGTGAAGGTCGCTCCGTACATGCGCGCGGCGATGAGCAAGGCGCACATAGAACCGGGCAAATACATGGACAGGCCGTTCCCGCTGACGGACAGGGAAGCAAAGCAGCGCGAAGAGGAAGCGCGCAGGCAGCAGTTTGAACGGATGATTCAGGCGCTTGACAGGGAAAGCGCGGACAACGCGAAGAAGCGCAGGGAAGCGCAGGAAACGGGACCGGCGAAGAAAGCAAAGAAACCACGGACCGGGCGCAAAACGGCGAAGGAGGCGGGCGAAAATGCCAACCAACATTGACAGCCTTTCGATTGAACTGAGCGCAAGCGCAGGGAAGGCTGCATCCGGCATTGACGGTTTAATCAGCAAACTGGAACGCCTGTCCTCCGCGTCCGGGCACGCGGGAAGCAATACGCAGGGCGCGGCGCAGAAGATCCAGGAGTTCGGGGACATGGCGAAGAACTCAAAGGTTGAGGAAGTCGCCGAATCGCTTGAGGATTACTCGAGCGCAGCGTCCAGGGCCGGCAGGATTACGGACGGGCTGAAACAGGCGTGGTCCGCGCTGACTTCCCCGGTCAAGGCGGCGATCAGCGGGGTCAAGGGGTTTGTCGCGCAATTGGCGCGGGTGGCGAAGTACAGGTTTTTGAGATATATCATCAAGAGCATCGTACAGGGGTTCAAAGAAGGCGTAACGAACCTTTACAGTTGGAGCAAAACGGTAGATCATACGTTCAGCAACAGTATGGACAAGATCTCCACTTCGCTCTTATACCTGAAGAACAGTCTTGGGGCTATGGTCGCTCCGCTTGTCAACGCGCTTGCGCCGGCGCTTGATTTCATCATCGACAAGGTCGTCGATGTGTTTAACTGGTTTAATCAGCTTTTCGCAATGCTCGCGGGGCAAGATACGTACACGGTCGCGAAAAAGGTCGCGTCGGTTTGGGATGATTCGTCCGAGAAAGCGAAAAACAATGCGAAAAGCGCGGCAGACGACATTAAGCGCACGATCCTGGGATTTGACGAAATCAACAAACTGACAAAGCAACAATCGAGTTCATCGAGCAGTTCAAGCGGCAGCGGCAAGAGTTCCACAGACGCTTCCGTGATGTTTGAGAACCGCAAACTGACCGGAGGTTTCGCGGGGTTTTCCAATGCTGTTGAAAACGCGATGAGAAGCACGCTTTCAAGGATAACGCTGTTGGTCAGCGGCGCGTCTCTTGCGATAGGCGCTGTTTTGACATTCAGCGGGGCAAACACTCCGCTTGGCCTTGGGCTGATGGCCGCGGGCGCATCCGGGCTTGCGACGACGCTTCTTCTGAACTGGAACGGTATCGACGGCAATATCAAGAGAACTGTCGCTTCGATTGAATTGGCTTTGGGCGGCGCGTCACTTGCCGTCGGCGCGGTTCTGGCGTTTTCCGGCGCAAAACCGGCGCTCGGTATTGCACTGATGGCAATGGGCGCTGCTTCAATCGCATCTTCCATCAGCTTGCAATGGGGGAGCGGACTGACAAACCCTGTTCAGAACGTAATAACGAACATTGAAGGGATATTGAGCGGTGCGTTCCTTGCGTTAGGCGCGCTGTTGGCATTCTCCGGCGGCAGCATTCCGATCGGCATTGCGATGATGGTGGCAGGCGCGACCGGTCTTATATCCACCATCAATTGGAACATCCTGCCGGAAAAACTGAGAGAGCCGATTGCAGCGGTAACAACGCTTGTAAGCGGAGCTTCCATCGGCCTTGGCGCGATTCTGGCGTTTACAGGTCACATCGGGGTCGGCATACCACTTCTGGCAATGGGAGCCGGCGGGTTGGTATCCGCGATGAGTGTAAACTGGAAATACATGGAAAATGCTTTAAGCGGACCGATTGGAACCGTAACGGCGCTTATCAGCGGCGCGGCCCTTGTGCTGGGCGCTGTACTGACATTTACCGGACACGTCGGAATCGGCATACCGCTGTTGGCAATGGGAGCAACCGGCATTGCTTCGGCAGCGACGGTCAACTGGAACTATCTGCAAAACAAACTGGAAGGACCGATCGGCACAGTAACAGGCATTATCAGCGGCGCGTCCCTTGTGCTGGGTATTTTGTGCCTGATAGGCGGTCTTGTTCCACTCGGTCTTGGCTTGATATTTGCAGGCGCAGCCGGACTTGCCACAACAATTGCTGCAAACTGGGACAATCTGAAACAGCTTGGCGAAGACGCAATAAAGAAAGTCAAAGAGGGCTGGGATTCGCTGAAAGACAAAGCGTTTGAACTGAAAGCGAAGATCACAAGCAAAGCACAAGACCTTTGGAACGGGTTGAAGAGAGGCTGGAATCAGGTAACGGACAAAGTGGCCGAGTTCAATGTAAAGGCCAAACAGACGGCATCTACCTTGTGGGAAACGTTGAAGAGCGACTGGAACGATTCAACGGTCGGGAAATATATGAACATGACAGTCAAGCCGCTTTTGCAATCTGCATGGGATACGGTAAAGGAAGCCTGGGAAAAATCTTCTGTCGGAAAGTTTGTGGAGCTGAAGGTCAAACCTGTGTTGTCTAC